ATTCCAAATCTTCCATCAAACCATACAAAAAAAGAATGTGGAAAGATTTATTTACACAAATCTCTCCACATTCCCATGTGAGAAGACTTATGAGTGCAAGTGGACAAGAAGTTAAGGCAAATCTTGTATGGACTGACCCTCCTTATAATGTGGCATACGAAGATAGCAAAGGCAGGAGTATAAAGAATGATGATATGGATTCAAAAGTATTTAAAGAATTTTTAGATTTGGTGTTTGCTAATTATAGTAGATTTACAGATAAGAACTGTCCTTTTTATGTTTGCTATGCTTCAAAAGAACATATTAATTTTGAAAATTCAATGAAAGATAATGATATTAATGTAAGGACTCAAATAATTTGGGTAAAGAATGTTGCTACATTTGGATTTGCACAATACAAGTGGAAGCATGAGCCTATATTATATGGAGCAAAAGAAAATGGATCATTACAGTTTTATGGAGATAGAAAGAATACAACTGTGTGGGAAAATTTAAATCATGAAGCTTTTGAAATTGAAAGAGTCAATGATAAGAAAATAATTAAAATACAAGCTGAAGGTAGAGATTATCATATCACAGTTAATGATATTGAAAATATAGAAATAGATAGCCATGATAATTCTACAGTTTGGAAGGTTCCTAGAGAAAGTAATTATGTACATCCTAATCAAAAGCCATTACAACTTATTATGAAAGCAATAAGTAATTCATCAAAAGCAGGAGATGTAATGCTTGAGTTATTTGGTGGAAGTGGTTCAACATTAATTGCTGCAGAGCAGATGGGAAGAATATCTTATAACATGGAACTTGATCCTGTGTATGCACAAATAATAATTAATAGGTTTGAACAAGTTACTGGGATTAAAGCAGAGTTGGTGAGAGATGAGTAAAGATGTTCAGAAGATAAGATTAGAAGAATATATAAAAGAGAATGATAATAATTTGAAGATTATTAAGGCATCTATAAATAAATTCTTAAAGGAATTATCTGAAGGAAATATACGAATTGATAATGTTGCAGACTTTGAAAAATTAGTTAAACTTGATACTCATTTAAAAGAACAGGATATGAAATATAGAAACTTTTTGAGGTTTAAATAATGGCTAAATATAAAGGATGTCCAAGATGCAAAAGAAAGATGCCATTAGAAGTAAAAGGACAATGTGAAGAATGTAAAAGAAATAAATATAAATATTTAAAGACTTTACCTAGTGTTAAAAGAGAGAGAGTACAGAAGGTTTATAATAATCCACAATGGGCGAGAGTAAGGCTTGAAGCTATTAAGAGAGCAAATGGATTGTGTGAAATATGTAAAGCACAGGGAAGACTTAGAACAGGAAATGAAGTACATCATATTGTTAAGGTTGCTAATGGAAATAGTGATAAGCATTATGATTTGGATAATTTGATTTATGTTTGTACTAGGTGTCATAGAGTTATTGAGGGAATGAATGTTGAAGAAATATTAAAGTATATTAGTTTTCATGTGTAAAGAAGAAGGTTATAATTACACTATGAATTGCAAAAAAGTGGGTGTGAGTATGAATACAAGAACTATTATGATTTTTCCTGAGTTTGAAAATATGGGGATTATAAATGATATCCGTGAAAAGTATGATCCTTTGGCAAATTTAGTATTACCTCATATTACTCTAGTATTTCCTTTTGATAGCGAGTTAACTAATGAAGAGATTAAGTTGCATTTACAAAGAAGTTTAAGAGATATACAGCCATTTAAAATTGAATTATCAGGTTTTAGTAAACAAGAAAATAGATATGGTAACTACTTATTTTTAAATGTAGTACAAGGTGCATATATCATAAAAAACATTCACAATATGCTATACAGTGATAAGTTGAAACAATTTTATATGGGAAATAATGACTATATTCCGCATATGACAGTTGGGAAGTTATCGTCTGTGGAATTACTTGATAAAGCATTTGAGGATGTAAGTAGGTATAATGATAAATTTAATACTATTATCAACAAGATATCAGTTGAAATGATTGGTGAGCATGAAGAATCAATTATTATAATAGAACACAATCTAAATTGACAAAGTTTAATTTGTCATTTAGAGATACTATGTTGATATTAATGGGGGAGATATGTTTTTTTTCTAGGCACTTGCCTATAGAACATAAGCCCCTCAGTAATTTATAAAAAATGCCGAAATGGAGTTTTTTATAATTTGTAACAGTATAGAATTAATATAAAAGTATTACAATTAAGAAAATATAATTTAAGGATGGATAGTTATGCTTTTTAGAATAGAAGATAATGAAAATTTAGATGGTCATTGTAGAGAATATGAAATTTCATATGATAATCTTCCCAAATTAGATATAGAGGAACTTGAAAACTATATTGCAGATGAAATACGTAAGGAAATTAATAATAGCAATGATAGAAAACTATTGAGTTATTCCAAATCTTTAGGTATTTGTTTGTTAAAATATAATCAGTATGCTTACAATGAATTACATATTAACATGAATAATTGGTGTGATGGTGTTTATTTCTATGATTTGAAGAATCCAGGAGTGCCATGTTATTGTCCATTTGATTTATCGTATGGTTTGTTGAAGATGTCATCTCTGCAGACAAGAACACAAATAATACTTCTGAATTTTCAAGTAGATGTATCAAATAATAATTTATTGGATAGTTATTTGAAGGTAAAAACTAGAACAGGAAGAAAGAAATGTGCATCTCCAGAAAAGGATAAAGAAGTGTTGTGTATGCAATCTCCTAATGATATCATTATTTCTCAATATTTAGATTCTGTTTATATATTATACGCATTGAGCTTGAAATACGGTATGAAAAAATCTATATATATAAATTTGATTAATGAAATTAGTAATTTAGAAGAATTTCGTTTTCAATTCTGTGGAGAATCAGAACGTGATGGTTTACTTAAAATAGTTGACTATCTTTATAGATATGGGGACTATGAAAGAAAAATAAGCTCCATAGTAGTGAAAGATAGTTGGAAGTCAAAAAAAGTACCTGTATATTACGATCCTATTTCCCAATTACACGATATACAAAAAGATAGTTTTTTAGACTCATATAGGTTAAGTGATTATAATGAAAATATTGTGTCTGATTGTATATGGGATTGTTATTCTCAAGAATATTTGTAAAATATATATCGGACTTTAATCATGTAGATTAACATAGAGTATTAACAAATAGGAGGTGATACCATAGCAAGAGCACCAAAACCAATTGCCCTGCAAACATCAAAGATGGGCAAAGGAGAAAAAGAGCGTAGGCAAGAAGCAGAAGATAAATTAAAAGGAAATGATGATAAAGTTTATAAGCCACCACGAGGGATGAATCCGAGGGTGGCTAAAATTTATGTTGCAATCGTTGAAGAATTAAAACATGCCAAAGTATTAAATAATTTAGATATAGATTTGATAAGCATTACTGCTGATTCAATTTATAGGCTTGGAGTTGCTAGAAAAAATCTTGATGAACAGGGTGAAGTTATTACTGACTTCAATGGAAAGTTATTTAAATCACCTTGGGTTCAGATTACCAAAGACTATCAAGCTATTTTTCATGCAGGAGTTAGAGAGCTTGGATTGTCACCTTCAAGCAGAGCAAAACTTGCAATGTATCAAGTTGAAGCTAATGCAGATATAAGTGAGGAGGATGAACTCTTTGATAACATATAGCTGTATAGAGGAAACAAAAGCTTATTGGTATGCTTGGAATGTAGTTGAAGGTAATATTATTGTTTGTGAGGATGTATTTAACTGTTGTAATAGATTTTTAAAGGATATTGAAAAATCAGAAAGTGAAGATTTTCCGTATTATTTTGATTTAGATATTATGGCTAGAATTGAAAATGTGGCTTCATGTTTTAAATTTACAAGTGGAGCTAGAGCAGGAGAAAAGATTGATTTAGCACCACCACAAAGTTTTATACTAGGAAATATATATGGTTGGAGATTTAAGAATAATAAAAAGAAACGAAGATTTAGATTTGTTTTCTTGATGATTTCAAGAAAGAATTCTAAGTCTTTTTTAATTGCCTTAATTTCACTTATGGCTATGATGGATGAGCAGGAAAATGAAACTTACTCATTTGCAGGAAAGAAAGAGCAGGCAAGAATATGTTTTGAACAGGCGAAAGCATTAATAAGGAGCAATCCTAAAGTAGCAAGGAAGTTTAAATTAAATAAACTTGAAATAATTTTAAAGAAGAACAATTCAAAGTTTCAGCCTTTAGCTTCAGAAGAAAAAACACTTGATGGTACTTCACCATCAACTGGAATTATTGATGAAGCTTATATTGTTCCTGTTGGGGTTAAAAACTCAGTATCATCTGGAACAGGTGCAAGATTATCTCCATTAATAGTTTGTATTACAACAAGCTATGATGTTCCAAGTGTAGGCAACTGGGCGTGGGAAGATATGCAGTATACAAAGAAAATTAATGAGGGACTTGTAGATAATGAAAGGCACTTTGGAATGATATATTCGCTTGATGATGAAAATGAAATTGATAAGCCTGAGATGTGGGAAAAGGCAAATCCATTAATACCTTATTCACCAGTACTTATGGAAGATTTACATGAAGCATATAAGAGAACAAAATTATCACCAGCAGAACTTAGAAATTTCAAGATTAAAAGGATGAATTTAATTCTTGATGGAATAGGAATTGATAAATATCTGCATTTACCATCATGGAGAGAAAACAAAATAGATAATATTGATTTCAATAAGAAATATGTTTTTTATGGTGTTGATTTATCTATTACAACGGATTTATCAGCAGTAGCAAAATGTGTTTATGACCCTATATCAGATAATTTTGAAATAGAAGTTCATGGTTTTGCTCCAAAAGAAAATATTCATGAATTAGAAGTAAGAGATGGAATACCTTACAGACAGTATGCAGATGAAGGATATATGACTTTATGTGATGGTAGAATAATAGACCAAGATTTTATTATTGAGTGGATTTTGAAAAATCAAAATCAAGAGTATATAGCAATGGTAGGATATGACCCTTATAATTCAGATTATATGCTTAATAGATTAGATGAACTTGGGATTAATACTTTTGAAATAAGACAGGGGTACAGAATGTTATCTGGACCAACTAAATTATTTAGAGAATATGTGTATAAACATAAGATTAAATACAAAGAAAATCCAATATTAGATTGGTGTGTAAGTAATGCAATAACAACAAAAGATAAGTTTCAAAATGAGATTTTAGATAAGGTCAAATCAGAAAATAAAATTGATTTACTGGCTGCTGCAATATTTGCATTTTTAATGTGTGACATGGAGAAATGGAATTATGTAAGCAAGGAATATGACGATGATTATATTGCATAAAGGGGTGAAATAGTGGATTTAAAAGAACGTATGAAGAAATCAATAGAGAACTTCATAAGATTTGGAGGAAATGAAAAGTCAATTGAACTAGATCAAGAAAGTATGGCTACTATTAGTGATATTAAAGATGATGGGATAACTGATTTTAAAATAGACAATATTCCATTAACAAGGGAAGTAGCAATGAAAATAACTGCACTTAATGAAGGTATAAATCAGATTGCAGACTCAATATCAGCATTACCTGTTTATTTATATAAAAGAGAAGATGATGGTTCAAGGCAGAAGGTTAATGACAAGAGAAATAAATTATTAAATCTTGAAAATAGTAAGCATTCAACATCGTATAACATGAAGAAAAATTTAATAATGGACTTTTTATTTTATGGTAATGGCTATCTTGATATTAACAGAGATATTAAAAATGAAATTATTTCACTTATGCATATTCCATATAAAGAAATTCAGCTTATAGATGTAAATTCAATTAATAAAAGAGAATTAGAATATCAATATAGCTATTGGGGAATGACAAATGAATTTCATGAAGTATTGAATTTAGTTAGAAATCCATATAAAGACCAGCTTAATGGTGTTGGAGTATTAGAGGAAGGTTCAATGGCACTTGAAGGAGCAAATGGACTTGATGAATATTCTAAAAATGTTATTAATACAGGATTTAATGCTCGAGGAGTAATTGAAAGTGAAAAGATAATGTCAAAGCCTTCAAGACAGAGTTTAACTGCAATGCTAAAAAGATTTTTTAGTGGTGGAAAGAATGCAGGAAAGATATTAATTCTTGATGATGGTATGAAGTTTAAGGGGTTAAGTTTATCTCCTGCTGATATGAATTTATTACAGCAAAAGAGCTTTACAGTTGAAGATATTGCAAGACTTTTAAAAATTCCAAGTTATATGTTAGGAGCTTCAGGTTCAAGTATGGTTTATTCAAATGTAGAGCAAACACAGTTAATGTTTTTACAAATGACAATAGACCCAATTCTAAGATTAATTGAAGATACATTTAACAAATATCTGCTTACGGAAGATGAAAAGGAGAATGGATTTTTCTTTGAATTTAATACTCAGAATATGCTAAGAACTACACCAGAAAAAGAAATATTAATGTATGCAAATGCAGTAAAAGGCTCACTTATTACTGTTAATGAAGCAAGAAGAAAAATGAATTGGAATCATTTAAAGGGAATGGATAGACCAATTGTTATGAGTGGAACATGCACTATAAATGAAAATGGTGAAGTAGTTGGTGTAAATAGAGAGCCAGTGAAAGGAGGTGAGGATAATAGAATATAGAGCAGTTAATGAAGTAAGAACTGTTTATGATGAAAAGCAAATGATTATTGAAGGAGTTGTTAACAATATTGGGCAATGGTCAAAGTCTATAGGTGGACAGTTCAGAGAAAAAATAGAGGAAGGTGTATTCGAAAGAGCAATTATTAGAGCATTAGAGAATGGTGATATATTCTTTTTGCATCAACATGATAATAAAGCATTACCGTTAGCATCAGTTAAATCTAATACATTGGAACTTATTGAAGATAAAGAGAACAATCAGTTAAGAATGAGAGCAGTATTGCCAGAAACAAGTTTTTCTCGAGATGTTTATGAATTAGTGAAAAGTGGAGTACTGAGGGAATTTAGCTTTGGGTTTAATAAGCCAAAATCAAAATGGAATGTTGGAAAAGATGGAATCAAAGAAAGATCAATAGTTGATTTTGATATTCATGAAATTTCTATTGTTAGAGTTGGAGCCTATAATGAAACTAAGGCTTATGCTAGAGCGTTTGAAGAAATTGAAGAAAGATACAATTATACTTATATATATAATAAAAATAAAATTAAGTTATTAATCAATAATTAGATGTTATAATATACCTAGAATTACAAAATTATTAAGGGGATATGTGATGGATAAGGTATATTATGCAAAAAGAAATGGAAAAATTACTGATTCTAAAATAGATTATATCAGAATGGTAGATTTATTTGTGAATATGTATGAACGTTTAAGTAGTGAATTTTATTTTACAGAAGCAATAGGAGATTACTGCGAGAATAAGGGAACTATACCAGGGAAATGGGGTAGTGATGTAGAAGTATTTATATTTACTAAAACAGGAATAGAAGGGCTATGGCCAATAAACAAAGAAGAATATTATTCAAAAAATGAAAATGAAATATTTTCATTGATAGAATTTCTTTATGATTATGTTTCAAAACCAAAACAGATATATGAATGTAGAAATTGGTATTGTCATAAACATTGTGATGATTACGATAAAAATGAAGGTAAAAAAATATATATAGAAGAAATTAATAAGATAATTAGTAAATATGATGAAGGGTATATATTAACAGAAGATGGAGAAGTACATAAAATGGCGGCATCGGGATTGGAAAAACTATTAGAAGAAAAGATTGTAACATCAGATGCATCAAATATAGATGATAGAATTAATAGTGCAATCTCACAATTTTTTAGATTTAATTCTACACTTGCTGATAAAAAAGCAGCTGTATTATCATTAGGAGGAGTATTAGAATATTTAAAATCTAGTGGAGTAAGATTAGAAAATAAAGATGATAGTGATTTGTTTCTAATATTAAATAGATTTGATTTGAGGCATCATCAAAAAGCGAAACAACAAGGTGAATATTTAAAAGAAGAATGGTATGAATGGTTTTTCTACACTTATATATCTTCTATAAGATTTTTATTAAAATTAAATAAATAAATTTTAGTTATGCTATTAAAAATAAGATTTTTGGTAGCATTTCTTTTTAGATAAACTTAGTAAACGAAAGAGGAACGGAATGAATAAATTAAAAAAGCTACAAGAAAAAAGAGCAGTTATAATAACAGAAATGGAAGAAGCAAATGAAAACAGAGCATTTGATTTATTTGAAGCTAAAGAGCGTGAATTACAAGAATTAGATAAAGAAATAAATGCTGAAAAAAGAATGCTTGAGTTAAAGAAAAGTAGGAATATAAGTATAGATCATACTGAAGATGAGTCAAATGAAGTGGATGAAATAAGAAATGCCATTGAAAATAATGAAGAATTAGATTTAAGAGAGCTTGAAGTTAGAACAATGACTATTGGTGAAGCCACAGATGGCAATATATCCGCAGGAAATATTAAAAAGACAACATATGCTGATTATATATTAAAGAGATTACCTTATATTTCACCCCTTTATGGAGCTATGAGAAAAGAAATTCTTACATCAGCGACTCATTCAATTCCAGTTCAAAAAAATAAGATTGGTAAGTTTGTAAAAATGAATGAATTACAGAAATATGCTAGTCAGCATGCAGATTACAATACAGTTAAGGTTGAGCCTAATAAATATGGTACTTTAATTACTTTTTCAGAAGAAGTTCTTGAAGATTTAGGATATAATCTTGAAGCTGATATGTTATCACAATTAACAGAAGCATATGGAGCCACAATGGATGAACTTATTGTAACAGGTGATGAAGCAAACAAAGTTGAAGGGTTAAATGCATTTATTGAAGATGAAAATTCTCATAAGATTGAGCAGGTTACAGCAGGAAAAATTACAGCAGATGAATTAGTGGATATATATTATACTTTACCAATTCAGTATAGAAATAATGCTACATGGGTAATTTCAGATTCAACTGCTAGAGAATTATCAAAGCTTACTTATAATGATGGAACACCTGTATTATTTACTGGATACAATAATGCTCCTGTTGGACAGAATTCAACAATATTAGGAAAGCCAGTTATTATTAATGATTATGTTGCAGATTTAGGTGAAGAAGGTGCAGGAATATTCTTTGGAGATTTAACAAAAGCATTAGTTGTAGCACCAAGAAAAGCATTTACAATCAAAAGATCAGATGAATATGGATTTATTGATGATAGTGTTGCAATAAAAGCAAATGTAAGATTAGATATTAAAAAGACTTTAGGAGAAGCCATGGCAGTATATAAAACAAAGTCAGCTACTGCAAAGGCTAGAAAAGTTGCATAATGAAATTAAATGATTTAAATTTAGAATATGTAAAGAAGTATTTGAATGTAGAACATAATCTTGATGATGAAAAAATACAATCACATATTGATGCTGCTATAAAGTACGTTGAATTATCACATGGATATGAGAAAGATGAAGATATTAATTCAAATGATATTTTATGTGAACTAGCAATGACTATAATACAAGATTTATATGATAATGGAAGGATTACTGCTACATCAGCAGTATCCTTTATGACAATTGACAGGAGATTTTAATGGCTAAAGAATTAAAGATTAAAAACAGTGATTTGAAACAGATTATATCAATTGAAAAGCTATCAGAAGAAAAAAATGAATATGGTATTTTAGTTGAAAAATATACTGAAATAATAAATACAAGGGCAAGAGTGGTTAATATTGATGGTAGTGAAAATTATAATAATGAAGGAATTCAAAATAAAATTCAAATTGAAGTTTATATAAGATTTAATCCTTTAGTTAAGATAAAGGAAACATATAGAATAAAATTTAATGATAATTATTTTAATATAACTTATATTGATGATTTAGATAATCTTAATAAATGGTTGAGGATAAAAGGAGTAAAAATAGAATAGTGGCATTTGAAATAAAAGGTGTAGATAAGCTAATAAATAAGTTAAATAAGATTTCTAATATTAAAGCTAAAGAAGTTATTGAAGATGTGGCTAAAGATGTTGAAACTGCAATAGTTAATGAAGCAAGGAAATTTTCAGATACTGAATATTTATATATTGGCAAATGTGATGTTAGAGATTATGGAACGAGTTATTTTGTTGATATTGGATTAAAAAATAATAATGTTGATTTTGAACTATGGAAAGGGTTGTGGTATCACAATTGGGGGTATACTCATTGGAAGAGTGGTGAAATGATAACTCCTCATGTTATGTGGTTTGAAAATGCAATAAGTGAAAGTAACGTGAAAAGTAAAATTAAGAGTAACATAAAAATAAGGCTTTAGATATTGCTACCTAAAGTCTTATTCTTTGTTTAATTGAAATATAATGTTTTAACAAAGTTCGATAATCTTTCAGCTTCATTTTGAGTTAAGTTATTTGGAATGTTTAATTTAACAGTTGTATTTGCTCTTATAGGATATTCTACTTCAATAAATTCGTTATTAATAGGAGTATTATTAGAAGGGTTAGGAGTACTTCCTTCAGATAATGCTTTTATTGAGTTATAATGTTTTGATAAATCGGCAGTAGCACGATGTACTTTTAGAGAATTGCGTAAATCACTAGGTAAAGTTGAGCGATTTATTGGACCAGTTAAAAATTTAATACTTCTTTGATGTGGATAACCATCAGTATTATTATCTTTTGAAGAATCATACTTGTATGGTCCTAAAACTTTTGCAAAATAGATATCATCATGATTTGGAATTAGAATTAAATCGTCTATATTTATTTGATTAACAAGAATGTCAATAGTAGCATATGAATTACCTAATTCTAAACTTGTATAATGATAAGGAGCACCTTCCAATAATGATTTAATTTCTTCTCTAGATTTTCCAGTAAGATCACCTATACCTGGCCAACCAACAGCTATAATATTCTGAGTTTTAAATTCATTGATTCTAGAAATGTTATGAGGATTTGGTCTTACTAACCATGCATTAGACATAATATATTCCACCTTCCTGGTAAGTTTTTCTATATTTATATAATAAAACTTTGAAAGGTATATGTCAAGAAGAAAAATTAAATATCTATTAGATATCTAATAGAAAAAGGTGGAGAGATTGATTAATAAAATATTAATACAAGCATTTGATGAGCTAAAATTACCTGCTTTTTATATATCAAAAGGTAATTTTAAAGAACCATGTGTAGTTTTTAACTACATAGAAACACCATCATCATTTGCAGATAACAAAGAAGATACAACAGCATATGATGTTCTTTTGAACTTATATGATAGAGAAAATATAGTAGAAACAAGTGAAAAAATAATAAAAAAATTAAATGAATATGGATTTAAGAAAGTCGCCATACAGTCAGCACTTGATTGTAATGACGGCTTTTTTAATATGCCAATAAGACTAAAGATAAAATTAGAAAGTAGGAATGAGTAATGGCAAAGAGAGCAGAAGGATGCAGATTACTGCATTTAGCAAAAAGAAATTCTAGTAGTGGATTGATTTCATATGCAAAGCCAATAGCTGTTATTGGTTTAGAAGATATATCACTAACTAATAACTATGCTGAAGGTTCTGCATTTTCAGATAATGTGCAGGATACAAATATAAAAAAGCCTTCATATATTGATATTTCAATAACATTAAGGGAATTATCGAATGAACTTGAAGCATTTATTATGGGGAAGAAATATGAAAATGGTAAGAAAGTGACAAGTGTTACGGATTCAGCACCATCACTAGCACTTTTATATCAGCAGACTAATTCAGATGGAACTTATACAAACAGAGTTTTATATAATTGTATATTGGCTAGAGATGAAGTAAGCAATACAACAACTACAGATTCAATATCATTTGATTTGTTGTGATATAGTGAAGTTGTAACAGTGGAACCTAATGGAATATAATTTTATTAGGAAAAGGGGAATGGATATGTCACAACAATATTTTGAAGAAGAAGTTAAACATAAAATAGTTAAATTACATTTAGAAGAAAGAACCTTAAAAAGCTTAGCAGAAGAATATGGAGTTTCTAAAGCCAGTATTTCTAACTGGGTTAAATTATACCGCAGCGAATGCCAAACAAACCAAGAATTAAAAGAAGAATGTGATTATATAGAAGAAAATAAGAGATTAAAAAAGGAATTAGATGAGGCGAAAAAAGAGGTTGCTTTCTTAAAAAAAGCGGCGGCATTCTTTGCGAAGGAAATCGATTGATGGTTTATCGATTCATTGATAATAATAAAGAAGATTTTGGAGTTAGATGGTTATTACGAAGATTTAGTTTAAGTGCAAATGCTTATTATAATTACTTGAAAGGCAGAAAAGATAGCTACAGAGCTAATAAAAAGAAGATTAAAGATACTATTAGCACAATATATCATGAGAGTAATGGAATTCTTGGATATAGAACTATGAAGGTATTTTTAGAACGTAAAGGAATTTTCATAAGCAATTTAACAACACATAAATATATGAATAAGGATTTACAGATTAAGTCTGTAACTCAAAGAAAAAAGCCAAATTACAAGCATGGACATGCACATAAAAAATTTGCTAATCTTATTAATCAAAATTTCACAGCTACTAAGAAAAATACTATTTGGTGTACTGATTTTACATATTTAAATTTAACAAATGGTTCTAAAAGATATAACTGTACAATAATTGATTTGTATGACAGATCTGTTGTAGCTACGCTTGACGGAAAAGAAATAACTAGTGAATTGGCTATTAACACTATTAAGAAAGCTTTCGCAGCGCAGCCAAGTATTAGCCATGGATTGATACTGCATAGTGATCAGGGAACACAGTTTGCTTCAAAAGTATTTGTGGATTTCTGTTCACAAAATAACATCACTCAAAGTATGAGTAAAGCAGGTTATCCCTACGATAATGCTCCAATGGAACGTTATTTTAATACTTTAAAGCGCGAACTTATTAATCAACATTATTATCATAATGATCAAGAACTAAATGATGGTATTTATGATTATGCGTATGTGTGGTACAACCATTTACGTCCACACACTTTCAACAATGGATTAACTCCATTTGAAGCAAGATTTAAAAATAATTAGGTTAAAGTGTTACAAAAATGCTTGACCACAACAAATACTGATTATATAGTTCTAGATAGAATGGGAAATGCTTATAACCCTAAAGCTCTTTCAACAAACTTTTCAAAAAAGATAAAAGAATTTTCTAAACCTGTTGAAGAAGTAGAAGAAAAAGAAAACTATATGCAATTACCGAAAATTACGTTTCATGGATTAAGACATACTCATGCAACGATGTTAATTGCAAATGGTGAAAATATAAAAGTAGTATCACAGAGATTAGGACATAGTGATATAAGAATGACATTGAATACTTATACACACATTCTTGAGGATATGAATAAAAATACAGCCCAATTATTGGATAAAATGTTTGGATAAAATTTCAAAAAGAAAAAGTGTCTCCTTAGTGTCTCCTTTTTGAGTAAAATAAAAGCTGAAAGCTAGTAATAATCAGCTTTCAGCAAAATAAATGGTGACTCATACGGGAATCGAACCCATGAGTCTAATTTAAGCTAATTATATTAGTTTATAATAGCTTATAAATC